GGAGAAGGAAATATTAACCTAGAAACAGGTGAACTTACTTTAACAGAATCACCCAAATCAACGGAATAAAATAATTTCTTGAAAAGGGTTTCAATATTTATAAGAAAATAATACTTAAATAAAAATATAAAATGGCAGAAACTCTATTATCTCCTGGTGTATTAGCACGAGAAACTGACCAATCATTTATTCAAGGACAACCTATACAAGCTGGTGCTGCTATTTTAGGCCCTGCTGCTAAGGGACCTGTTGGTATTCCCACATTAGTTACTTCATATAGTGAATATCAAGCAATTTTTGGAAGCGATGTTACAAGTGGCTCACAACAATATGAGTATTTAACTCAAACTTCAGCTAATAACTATTTTTCTCAAGGCGGAACTTCATTATTAGTTACACGAGTTGCAAGTGGTAGCTTTACTGGTGCTACTAGTACAGCGGTTTCTAATTCACTTGATAATACTGCTTTTGAATTAACTACCTTAGCAGAAGGTGAAATTATGAATAGTGGTACAGCTGAAGGTACTAATAATGCCCTAACAAATGGTACTAAAGATAATATTCGTTGGGAAATTCAAGGAGCAAATACTGATAATGGAACATTTAGTTTAATAGTTCGCAGAGGAGACGATAATAGTAAACAGAAAAACCCATTAGAGACTTTTCAAGATCTATCATTAGACCCTAAAGCCCCAAATTATATTTCTAAAGTAATTGGAGATACTTCCTACACAGTAGAACAAGATGGTACCGATTATTATGTAAAATCTAATGGTACTTATGTAAATAAAAGTAAATATATTAGAGTAAGTGCTGTAAATGCTGCTACACCTGATTATTTTGATAATAATGGAGTAGCAAAATCAGCTTATACAGCTTCTATCCCAGTTGATGCATCTGGATCATTTACTGGTGCTACTGGTACTTTATTTGATGGTCAAGAAGCTTTATTTAATGATGCTATTACAAGTGCTAATGTTCAAGGTTTAGATCAATTAGATTATACACAATCAATTAACCTATTAAGTAATAAAGACGAATATAGATTTAATTTACTTACTGCACCTGGGCTGAATTATACTGACCATGGAACAGCAGTAAATTTATTAGTATCTACCGTAGAATCACGTCAAGATGCTATTGCTGTAATTGATTTAGATGGTTACAATAATACTGTTTCTACAATCACAACTGCGGCAGCAGGATTTGATTCAAGCTATGCTGCTACTTATTGGCCTTGGCTACAAACACTAAACACTACTGGACAAACAGTATGGGTACCTGCTTCAGCAATGATACCTGGAGTATATGCCTTTACTGATAAATCAAGTGATGCTTGGTTTGCTCCTGCTGGTTTAACTAGAGGTGCTCTAGGTAATGTAATTAAAGCTGAAAGAAAATTAACTTCTGGAAACAGAGACACATTATATGCTGCTAATGTTAACCCAATTGCTACATTCCCAGGAAGTGGAGTTGTAGTATTTGGTCAGAAAACATTACAAAAACGTGCAAGTGCACTTGATAGAGTAAATGTACGTCGTCTATTAATTGAATTGAAAAACTATATTTCACAAATTTCAGATAATTTAGTATTTGAACAAAATTCAATCGCTACAAGAAATAGCTTCTTAACTCAAGTAAATCCTTATTTAGAAGGAATTCAACAAAGACAAGGATTATATGCTTTTAAAGTAGTAATGGATGAAACTAATAATACTGCTGATGTAGTAGATAGAAATGAGCTTGTTGGTCAAATTTACTTACAACCAACTAAAACAGCTGAATTTATTCTATTAGATTTTAATGTATTACCAACTGGAGCTACATTCCCAGCATAAAAGATAAAAAATAGAATATTTATAATAAACAGAACATAAAATGGCAGTATTAGATAGCAACGAAATTTTTTACACAGCTTTTGAGCCAAAACAACAAAACAGATTTATTTTGTATGTAGATGGATTTCCATCTTATATTATGAAAGGAGTAGGAGCCGTATCATTGTCACAAGGCACAGTACCTCTAAATCATATTAACGTACAACGTTTTGTTAAGGGTAAAACTACTTGGAACACAATTGACTTTACTTTATTTGATCCAATTACCCCATCTGGTGCACAAGCTGTAATGGAATGGGTTCGTTTACACCACGAATCAGTAACCGGTAGAGATGGTTATTCTGATTTTTATAAAAAAGATCTTACAGTAAATATTTTAGGTCCTGTAGGTGATATCGTAAGCGAATGGGTAATCAAAGGTGCTTTAATTACTGAAGCTAGCTTCGGTGAGTATAATTGGGATAATGAAAATGCTGCTCAAGAAATCTCAATGACAGTACAACCAGATTACTGTGTACTAAATTTTTAAAAAACTTTCCCCCCAC